GGTCGCGGTGAGTTGGTTGTCGCTGTTGTACACAATGTCGCCGAAACACACGGTTTCGGAGGTATCGACCACGGTGACGTTGGGTCTCCACCCGAGATTGTGGGTGATCGTCCAAGTCGCTGAAGGGCTCTGCTGCGTGTGCGTGTATTTGGATTCATTCCGCACTTCTTCGATCGCCGCCTGAACGCTCGTCGCTGAGATCCCGCTCCCCGGAGCAAACGAAATACCCGTAGCGGAAGTGCTAACACTGTCGACATAGGCCTGCGTGGCATACGAATACATCGTGATCGGAGTCACCGCCGGGGTCACATCAGCAAGATCCATAGTTGCCCCGATGGAAGCGCTGGGGACTTCGGTGCTGTACTTGTTCTGCCCAGCCCCATCGATGTTCTCTGTGACCTCGTAAGTCACACCAGTTGGCTGCGTAGTCGAATCATCGGTAGCGGCAAGGTTCACTGAGAACGTGCCGGAACCATTCAATGTCCCAGTAGTCAACGTCGGAGCGATGATCTGGTTGTTCGACGAGTCCTGCATCGTGGTCGACGCAACGAACGTCACGTTCCCTGAAGCAGCGGCCCCTCCAGCAGTTAAGAAAGTTCCAGTTACGGTAATTGTCGTGAAAGCCATCAGTTCCCCTGTGTTACGTCAACCACGAGCGTGTGCTGGCAGGTGTTCTCTTCTGGGTTGGCGAACCTTTGAATATCGGTGACTCGACAACCAAAAATCTTCTTATCGGCACCCGTTAGAGTGGCGCTATCAATAGCGCTTAGAACGCTGTCGATCAGAGTGACATCTTCAGCATTTAGAAGTTGCCATAAATAAACGTGCATTAGCCTGGTGCGTGCCGACACTGCACCGTCTCCGACAAACGCTGGGATTCTGGCCAAATCGTCACTGAATGTTACGAAGGGCGCATCTACAGCGTCAGGAGCGGCGTCCCTGTACACCTTTGTTGTAATATTTGTAATATTCGCATCCACGATTGCGGTGCGGAGTGCTGAAGCGACGCTTGCCATAACTAAGGCCTGATCGCTGCCTGTTGGCCAATAATTGTTACCGGCAGAGGGCTTGACGCCGCGTATCGTTTCGCAGCGGCCCTTTCGGCTGCGGCGAACACGATCGCTGTCGGGTAAGCGATTTTGCTTGCAAGAACCTGCCTGTCGCGTGCAGCGACCGTCCATACGGGTCGGACAGGTAGCCCGCCGTAGCCGAATTCATGTTCAGGGGCGTAAGGGCTCGTTGAGAACACCTGGATAATAGTTTTGGTGCCGCCTTTAGCGAACTGGCCTGTTTGAAGGTTCCTTGCGGCAGACCTACCAGATGTGAATCCGACACTGTTTTGCAAATCCCCAGTTTGTTTCGCTGGGGGCGTCCCGGGAGCAGACGAAATAACGACCTTGCCTAACTTCTTATGGAAGTATGGCCGCCCTCCGCCGCCGGGATGGCCGTACATGTCCTTAATCGTTTTTGAGTACTTGGTGCCGACTGTGCCGCCCGCTGCCTTCAAACCATGGCGCGCCCCATCGTTGAAAACACGCATGGCGTTAGCGAGAATCAGGGTCGACATATCTGGGACTGGCCTAGGCATTAGGAACGCTGCCCCCGTAGAAAAATACGCAGGTGTGAATGTGTGTGCTGAATCGCGTCAATGTCATAGGTGCCGTTTAGGAATGCGTCCTGGCCAACTACAACAATCTGGTCGGCGTCAGTGACCGTGGTCCCCAGGGGAAGCCATGCAATTACCGTGGACTGGTACGACGGCTGCCCAGCGTCATCGATTGTTGTTGAATCGCGAACTGTGACTCTGCCCATCACGGATGAATCTGTATTGACGTAAGCAACCTGCCCCTCAACATCGACTGTTCCGGCGCGGCTGCGCACCGTCAGCGACTGACCTCCGCCGCGCATTAGAACACACCTTTGCGTCTGTACCGCCTGACCCACCGGAGGTCCGAGTCGGTAAAACCGCCCAGTCCGTTGTTGGCAAACGTGAAAGTGGCTCCCTCGACAGCGAGTTTCTCCAAGCCTTGGGCATCGGCGAGGACGGTAGACATTTCACGGGCCGAGACGCGCAGCATCATTGCCTCCAACTGCTGCTGATCTTTCGCTGACATGCCTGCCGTGTACGTCACAATGGCGCTGTTGCCCTGTGTGAGGTTTCGGACCCTGTCGAGCCCCCACGAATAGATGTCGAAATCTGAAACCGTTTGGGCGACCTCGGACCCCAGGGTGCCGATACTGACCGCTGTAACAGAGAGAACCGGGTATTCCTTTAGAAATATCTGTCTCTGCCCGATTTGCAGCAGGTGTGCTTCACCCGTCACTGAGGTTCCAGACAAGGAACGGCCTAAGATTTGGGAAAGTTCCCGCTCCAGGGCGCCGATCATGGAGTTCGCGGCAGACTGCTCACCTGAAGTAAACGTCTTATTCATGTAGGTCTCAAGATCGAGGTAAGTGATGATTGCCATGCGCCTAGCCTATGCGGTTATGGCCTCGCCTTCGGTTAGGCTTCGCCTGCCTCCAGCATGCGCTTTGCGCGTAAAATAAGCAAACGCTCCCTAGTGCTCTTCCCGCCCCATATGCCGTAGCGCTCATTGTTGCCGAGCGCGTATTCTAAACACTTGTCTAAAACCGGGCACTCCGAACAGGTTGCCTTAGCGGCCCAAAGTGCCTCTGTGTCGCCAGGTGAAGGATAAAAGATTGACGGGTCTTCTACAAACCGGCAAGCCGATTCTGCTTGCCAAGAAGGCCGTTCAATAGCAATGATGCCTTCAGGATTATCCCACCCGGCGGATTCAGCCCGTTGAGGTGGGACAGTACCGTCTCTTGGCATTCATACATCATCGCATGTAATCCTGTGTAAATGACGGTTTCGTTACGTCAAGTGCAAGATCATGCACTCTTGTACAGTGTCCATATCATGTTTTAGTTGAACCCCAACATGCTTTGGATGCATTCCAATGCCTAGACCCGCCATCTTTATAGAACAGCCACGCGGCCACACCGACGTTCCCTCTGGAGTCCATGATGTGCCAGCCAGAGAAACCGGCTCGTTCAGAGCGGTCCTCCCAGAACTTTGGGAGATGCTGGAAATAGCCACTTGCCCCACTGCTTTCATGGACGGCGTCGCGCCAGTGGTCCTCCGGCTTTCCGGAGGACTCGCAGAAGGCTACCTTCAGCGCCCACGCTCTGTCTTCCGGGAGAAAGTACGCCCTCACAAGACGCCCCAGGGTCGGCATTGAATGAACGCTTTCGCATGAGCCAACAACTGGGCATTCGCCTGTGTTCTTGTCTGCCCACCGGTCATAATCGGTTTCAACCCATGTGACCGTGGCCGGAGTCCGAACTGTCGTGGTTGTAGCAACTGTCGTGGTTGTAGCAACTGTCGTGGTCGTCTCAGCCGGTGGAGAGATTGTCAATTTCAAAGTCCGCACTACCGTTTGGACGGTAGTTGTGCTACCAACCGGACGATCCACAGAGGCGCTGAGGGCAGTCCTGTGGGTTTCTGTGTAACTGCTGGCTTGCGGGGCTTCAGGGGCGCTAGCGGAGTCCCTGAAGCCCAGTGCGACCGTTAGGCAGACTAGAACAGCACCAAATCGAGCAAGCCATTTAGTCGTAGTCACGGATCCCACATTCTGCTTCGTGTTAGGCCAAGGTCGGTTGCCTCTGCTGGGTGCAGATGCTTCCAGTCGTGGTGCGCTCGGCAAAGAGCCTGACAATTGTCTGGGTCCAGCCAGTCGCCGCCACGGCCCCTGCCGATGATCTCATCAACATCCAGGGGACCCCAACACTCTATCTCGGGCACAAGGTGTATTGCTACACATTTGTACTGATCTCGTTCCAAGACCTCTTTCCTGACCCTAGAACGAATATTCAACTCTGCCCTACGCTTAGCGCTCATGGGATTAAGCCCGCCCGTCCTCCGCAACGGACCCGAGCGCTTCACTGGTAAACTCCGAGAATGACAACACTGCTCATGCTGATCTCCTTCGTAGCCGGGTTTGCGTTCTGCGTACTGTTCGCTTTAGCCAGCGCTTTGCGCTTCAGGGCCAGAATGGACGCTATCGAGGAATACGATGTCCTAAACGAAGTGCTCGCACACGGCGAGCACTTGGGGCCGAAGGCCCACTACAACTGGGAGTCAGAAGACCCTCTTATTTGAAGCAACCGTCAAACTCTGCCGCTCGGCAGGAGAAACGACTTTTGCCTCCATTGCCGGAGCCCCCGCCGATTCAATCGGCAACACTCCATGCTTGCTGGCAACCTCAGGCGCGACGCGCTCACCTTTGCGGCCGACCAGAACGCGTACACCGTTCTTCTCGTCGTAGATGTCCCTATCGAGGACAACTGTCTTGATTGAGTCAACTGCCATAACCACATCGTAACAGGAGACACCCGAAAACGACGAAGGGAGCCGGGCCGAAGCCCGACTCCCCTAACGATCGTCAGCCGTCAAGCGGCTGAGAGGTGGCTTAGATGCCGGTGACCGTGCAGAACGACTCCGGACGCTTCACCGCAAGAGCGAGACGCTCTTCTGCCAGAACGGCAATGGCGTTGCGGACGAAGTAGTCGCTGTGCTGCTCGGACACGCGGATTGTGCCCTCCATGCGGTCATAGAGGGTTGCGCCGATGCCGAACGAGCCGACCAGGGCGGTGTTCTCCGTCATGGCCGAAGTTTCGACCACGGGGAGACGCCACACTCGTGACTCGCCACCAAGAGCGACGGAAGCAGCCAACATGTAGTTGCTGTTACCGTCCTTGGACAGTTCCACGCCTTCCCAGTCGTTGGGATGCATGATGATGCCTGTCGGCTCGTAGTACGCCAGGGCGATCTTGGTGATCGCCTTGCGGAGAGCGTCAAGGACAGTGTCCGCTCCCTTCGCCTGGGTGTTGATGCCTGATGTGGTGGTGATGCCAGTCAGGTTCGTACCAGTCCCGTCACCGTTGAGGATCTGATCATCCTCGGTGAGGCGCAGACCGTACAGCAACTCGTTGTCGATGATCCCCCGAAGGGCACCCTCGTCAGCGAGAGCGTTGCGGTGAGCAACCTCGTAGTGACCGATGGTGCGGACCGGAGCCTGCGTACCAGCGACGGTCAGCGTTGACTGTGGGTACGAGGTGAAGGTTGCAGGAGTTCCGCTGCGCTCCGAAGTGGTCGCAGAGTTGTTCGTGAAACCGGTCACCCTGAAGTACTCAATCAGGTTTGTGCTTGTCTGCTGGACGTTAAACAGGTCACGGACCCGTGAGGCACGGTGTGCCCGCTCAACGATGGCGTCACGCTGCGGCGTGCCGAACTGTGACGGCGTACCGGAAGGAAGCGTGGTGTACACGTCCTTCTGCTGCCACATGCTGCCAAGGTCACCCTTGACACCGAACGGGACATGCATCGTGTGGCCGTTCTGGCCACCGTCCAGGTACTTGAACTCGTCAGAGTCCACAAATGCCTGGCCGAGCGTTGACGCGATAGCCTTGGCTTCCACCTGGGTCTCGGGAGCGCCGGGAGCCTCTGTGGCCCAGTCGTGCATCTCCTTCTGGCCCTCAAGAGCCTCGATCTGGTCACGCAGTTCGCGTGCCTTGCTGAGGTTCTCGCGGAAAGAGGTCAGATGCTTTGCATCGACCTGAATGTCGGGACCGCCCTCTTCGCGATTCGCCTCTGCGTGACCGACGATTGCGTCGTTCTCGGAAAGGGTGTCGCGGAGAGCAGTCTTGAGTTCCCGGATGTGGGAATCAGATACTGCCATGATGTTATCTCACTCTCGTGATAGACGAAAATATGTACCACGAGGTAAGCACCTCGCTGAGACAAGCCTTACATGTGTCCGCGTGTAAGGGTGGAAGGGGTCAATCAGGCGGCGACATCATCGTCGCCATCAAAGTCGCCCATGTCGTCAAAGTCGTCTGACGGGAGAGCCAGCGAGGGGTCAAAGATCGTTTGTCCGGCATAGGTCACTCGGCTCGGCCACGTCAGCCGCTTCAAATGGTTAGCGATCCCCTCAAGGGCCCCAGCAGCGATCGCTGGAGGGATGGACCCCAAATCAACATGATTTGGTTCAGACGGGTCGTCCAAAGAAAGAACGATAGTGATGACGGGGAAATCTTTCGCCTGCGGAATGTCATCATCGAACTCGACTTGGGGTTCAGGCCCGGTAGTAGTCTCCGCGGAAGATGGCCTCGCCCCGTGAGATTGGGATGAGTTCGACATCGAAATTTCCATCTCCTTCTTCGTAAGACACAACCGCCATTCCCTGCTGCCAGTCTTCCACAGCATTCACTGGACGGCCATGAGGATCTGTCGACCCCTTAGTGGAGGGTACGGCCCCATCCGTTCGACATAGGCACCCGGGAGAAGCGGCCAAACTGCGTTTAGCCCCATCGAAAGTACGGCGCGTCTTGTGCTGAAGTTCAATACGGTGAATATGCCCATGGATAACACTCGTTCGTTCGTCATCTACAACAGCGGCAACGGTAGAACCCCGACTTCTAGTGGTGTGCCCATGGATGCACGCAAGATTCTGATTAATCCAATAGATGCCTGCCGGGTAACCGCCGACATATTCAACGTTTAGATGGTCTTCGTTGAGGCGCAACAGAAATGGCACGGACATTACGGGCCAATCTCCAGGGACCTCCGCCCGTTTCAGATGCAATGCGGCAGCCGTGTTGTTAGTCACCGACTTCTGCAACCGGCGATCATGGTTGCCTTCCAACAGCACGATGTCAGCATCAGGGGCAATCTGCCGCTGCTGACACAGAAACTTGTGGCCCCTATCAATCCCTGCTTGAGACGTTTTAGCAAATGCGGGCTCCATCTCGAACCGGCCAAACTCGGCAAAGTCCAAGAAGTCCCCCAGGTTTACAACTAGATCGGCGTCCAGATCAGCAAGAATTTTGAGGGCAACGGTCATCGACTCCTCGTCATGAAACGGGTCCATCGTTCCATCGTCATACATCCGGTACCCGATCTGAGGATCCGGGAGCACAACACATGTCTTGTAGCGCGACTTGGCGGGCTTCTTGGTCGCTGGCGGAGGCTTTATCGATACAGGAGCAGCCTGCTGAACAACTGGCCACTCTGGGCCATCGGCCCATGCTGGGGCAATGACAACGGAAATGCCGCCAAGATCATGAATCTCGGCTTCGCCCTCTTCGTTCTTGGTGATCCCCTGCCATTCAGAAATACGGACCTTCTCAATGGCCCCGATTTCCTCAGGGTCGATACCCGAATTCTCTAACAGGTCGGCGATCTTCCCTAAACGGGACTTCGCCAATTCTTCCTTAAAGGCTCCCGCTGCCTTGTCGGTCATGCGTTGGCTTTCGCCCGGCGGTAATTGGCGATGGCGTTAGACGAAACCGACCAACCGCGCTCATTCAACACATGGGCAATGCGCGTGCTCGGTATATCTAAATCGTCCAAAGCAGCGATAAACGATGCCTCGTCATCACTGTCCATTTCCTTGAGGATGCTGTCAACGCGGAAACGTCGGTTTGACCGCGGCCCACGCGCCTTGACCTCATCGTAAATGCTCGTCATTGGGGTCCGCCTCCTGTAGCCGTAAGCCGCACCCCAATATTAC